CCCTCCAAAAATGTCGGAGAAGATCGTTTTTTGCTTATAGTATGCCACACCCCGGTAATTGCCGCTCCTACTGCGAGGAAGACGGCAATGCCTGCTATCCATGGCGCAAAAGCCGCGATGCTCGCCGCGCCAAAGATCGCAGTGATGATGGTGGCGGTTTTTAAGAGAGCCATAAATCCAAGAATCCACGGCATCACTGCTGCAATGCCTTCTGAGTTCTTTCCCATCCACTCAAATATTCCGCGCAAACCTTCAACCAAGGTCGTTATCACAGGTACCAAGATAACAAGCAATGCTTTCAGCTGCTCCTGTGCGGTAGCATACTCTAGCGCTTCTTCTGCTGCTTTTCGAAAATCTTCTTCGGTTTGATTCATTGAATCTCCCAGCAAATCAGTCCTACCAGACATTACCAACGCCAATTCACTGACATCGCCCAATTTGAGCGCTTCTGTATAAAACAATCTCTGTTGATAACTCATCTCGTTGAAGGATAAGCCGGTTTGTGATATCGCATCACGAATCATATCAAATCTTGCGGCGGGATCTTCCTCCATCATGAGATCCATCGCATTCACAAAGTTTCCGCCTAGTGCGGCGTTTAGCATTCCTGCCTGTTCTGCGGCGCCTTCGAATGTATCAAACTTTTCAACCAACGCAAGGATCTTGGGTATTTCCATACCAGTAAGCTTGGATTGTATCGCTACGCCTTTGAACGCTTTCATACCTTCATTGCCGAATTTTGAAAGCTGTGTGGTGGCGCCGGCGAATCCTTCAGTTATTCTCGATGGAGCCACACCAATCTCCACCGCAAATTCTTTCAAACCCAACAAAGCTTCATCGGCCTGGTCGGGTAAGATGCCCATCGCTTTGGTCATGAATTGAACGCTCTTGGCAGCATTTTCAGCGCTAACGCCAAGCTTGCCCAAAACGGCGATGGTTTGACCTAAACTTTGTCGGACTTCTTCGTTCTGAAAGGTGAAATCCGTGTATGTGTTAAACAATGCTGTATGTGCGGCGGAGGCGTCTTCGATACTGACACCATATTGTTTCGTTGCGTGAAAGGTCTCCATCATAGAACTGGCAAATTCCTGCGAGGCGCCTGTGGCTTTTCTAAATTGATTCTCTGCGTCCATTATCGCAAAGGCGAGACCAATGATGCTATTGGTGAAGCTGCTAAGTACCCCGGTTGTGAGGCCGCTTGTGAATGCCAGGAGTCCGACTCTTCCACCTTGGACCGCCTTCGTTATACTTTTTAAAGTCTCTGTTGCTTTGGTCGAACCGAACACCTGAAAAGCACCTCCGAGTGATGTACCAAGACCTTCGGCGGCAGCTACGGATTTCTCCAAAGATACGTTAAAGATCTCAGCCTCTTTGTGTAATATCTTCCACATTTCGGCTTCTCTTTCAACCACTTTGATCCCGTTGGCAAGTTCTTTATATTTTTCTTTGGCGAGACTCACGTGCTTGCCGGCCACCTCTTCGCCTTGGAGCGCTTGTTGCAATTCTTCTCTTTTGTGCCGAACGCTCTCCCTAAGCTGTTCGTTTTTCTGCACTATATAGTCCAGATCTAACCCGCTACTTTTTATTGTCTTCTCATAGCTATCAACAACTCTCTGGCGCAAACTAACTTCTTTTTCAAGCTGCTCGACTCGCTGTTCGGCGCCAACGCGGGCGCCAGTGGTGTCGGTCGCGGCCGCATCTCCTGCAGCGGGAGTGGTGGCCTGGGCTGATAGGAGCTGCTCGATTCTTACTAAAGCAGCTAATAGGTCTTTGTCGCCATTGTCATTGCCATTGTCATTAGGCATAAAAGGTTCCTCTTTGCGTGTCTAAACTTAAATAGTTTCCCATAAAAAAAGACAGGGCTATGAACCCCGTCTGTTCCTTGCCATCATTTGTGATGGCGGCGGCGGCTGATTGTGGGCGCCTAATGTTTGCGTTTTGTTGGAACCTTTCGTGGATCGCTCAATCGCCTCGTTTTCCGCTTCCAATTGTTGTACCAATCGTTCGACAAACCACTTACGCAAACCTATTGGTAAATTGTATGATTCCGAAAAAGACCAACCGCCGGAATATTTCAAAAAGAAGAACTGCTCGTACACGTTCTCCATGTATTCATCGGTCAGGCCAAAAAAAGTCCGCAGAAAGCGGAGCCTCCAAGTGGTGCTCCGCATCACACTCTGCACATACAAATTGCTGGGTAAGATCAATATTTGGCGCAATTAGTTTGTATGCCATTCGTAAATGCCGAGAATCCATAGAGGGAACGTTTTGAACCAAGTAACTTAGCGCTTCTTGAGAAGAGTCACCGTTGACTGCGGTTACGATGTTGACAATTTGCCTGGTAATGTTTTTCTCGTAGGTTTTTTGTTTTCGATCTGCTTCCGCGCCTTTAAATAGCTGTTTCTCATCTCTCCCCGTAAGGAGTCGAAAAGTCACCTCTACTTGCGTTCTCGGAAGCGTAATATTAAACGTACCATCCCCATTATTAGCAACATCTATCTCATCACCCTCTATGCCGTTATGGACTTTAGCTTCATTTAAATCAAAGGAATATTCTTGCGCTGTCGCACATGAGGGACACACAACTCGGGTATTATACTCGTTGCCGTATCCCGAAACTCGCATGGCAATGATAATTGCATTTTTATCACCAACCAAGAGAGAATCCTGTTTTATTCGTTTATCCACAATTAAGTTGTCGACTACTCTATCAAGCGCAACACCTTTTTTGATGAGCGTTTTTGATGTAAGAATATCCTCTTCTTTCGCCGTCATTTGACGAATTTCAATACTATCTTGCCCGTGCAGGGGATGGTCTTGTGGATAAAACTTTCCCTGTGATGGCAATTCCACGAACTCCGTGGGAACGACAAACGAAAAACCACCACCACCTTCGTTTTGCATTGCTTGTGGTGGAGGAGTCGTGTCGTGCTGTTGAACACCGCCCATGCGGTCTCTGTTTCTAGACAATATACACCTCTTTTTTATCTATTATACGCTGAAGAACTCTGTGCCACCGTCACCGGCAACAAGAACTGAACCATTATTAAAGGTCTCAACTCTCGCCCAATCATACTTAAGGGTGACAGACATCTCAGTTAAATCATCAGTACCATAAGCCAACTCACCAAACTTTGCTTCAGTAAGGAAAGAGTTCCAAAGTGTCCACTTTTCTAATTCTCCGCCATTTGAATCAATCTGGGTAATAATCACAGTTCCCAGCGCACCGGCAGCTTTTGCTTTAGAAATGGTCCCCATGCTATCGGTAGTAGCGTCAGTGGGAGGAGAATAACCGGATTGAACGAGAATATCAGCCAAGGTCGCGGCCATATCGGGGTCGACTGGGTCAACAAGTGTAATGGTAATGTCCTGCCATGTTACTTTTCCGGGATAGTTGAAAACATGGTTCAAATAATTGTGTTGTACGGCTTCGACCGTAAAGCTTGGTTTTGCTGCTGTCTTAGCATACCAAAGTGTAGCACCGCCCTGTGGGGCGCTAATCCCCTGAAACTCCACATAAAATCTAAATTGTCTCTTTGGATCTTTTAATGTGGTGTCTTCACCAAAGTTTGTTGACCAGAATGGCATTTTTAAGAACTCCTATAATCTATTTTTAAATAGTGTGGTGAGGGAAAAATCCCTCACATCTTTAATCATCAAATGATGCCCCTGTTGACATGATAACAAAGTCGATGGCAATGTATTCAATAGCACGAGCAGGTTTAATCATAATCTTTGCATACAAAACATTCTGATCGATAAGATCCGGGGTAGTGGTGGATTCGTCAAGAATCAGACGATAATCCGTAATACCATAGCCCACCTTGACGTTAGCAAGGAATGGCTCAATCAAAGCCTTAAATCGATTCCACGTTGCTTGCACATTCTGCTCAAAGAGAATCTGCGTTGAAAGAATGGAAATCTGCTTCTTCAAGTAAATCACCAACCTTCGCACGTTAATTCTGTCAAGAGCAGATTGACGCTCTTGCAGCGTCTTCTGTCCAAAGACAACTATTCCGCTAGAGGGGAAAGAAGCAATGGGGTTAATGTTGGCTTCATACAGCGTATCACGCTCTTTTGAGGTCAACCGCTGAGTAACGCCCGTAACGGGGATACCAGCAGCACCGTCAGAGAGTCCGCCGCGGTTAAAGCCCGCGGGAGCAAACCAGATCTCAGCTGCTGCTTCGGACGATGCCAAAACACCCATCATTGCGACAGATGGTGGAATCCAGAGCATTGCGCCGGTTGCATCATCCCGCGTCTGTACCCAAGGATAGAATGTGGCGCCATAACTTGAATCGATTATTCTATCACGAAGCGAGTTGGCAGCATTTGTTGGCGTGCTCGCAAGTCGGTTAGCCTTGTTGGAGTAGTATGACTCATGAGCAGGAACATACACATTTGGTAGGTCGATAAGAGCCAACGCGTCGGAGCGCTCCTCACAAACTCTGACCGCATGAGTAGTCAGGCCATCCAGAGTAAGACCCGGGGTAGCTAATAGGTTCATGTTTATGAACTCAGGATCTGCCACTGTATCCATCGCACGTTTCCAAGTGTGATAGGAGTGATCGTTATCTTCTGTTGATGTGCTAGCCATCCCCTTGTTATAAAGTGGATCTGGTTTCTTGATGTTGAATCCGTCAAAACCGCCCCAGAAAGGAGCAGTAAATTTATCAACACTAGCGTCCAACAACTCTGTATAAGAGGCAGAACCCAAGTTCCCTGCCATTTCGCCGCGGCGCGAGCCGGAGATGTAAAGATAATCCGTTCCACCAGCAGTTTTAAGAACGATGTCATCTAGCGAGAACACATATGAGTAATCATCTACGCCCGTTGTGGCAAATCGATTGGTAGCGTTTTGACCACCA